CCATGGCTCAAGGGTAAATGCCTGTCCTGCTTTCTCACCTTTGTAATGCTTTAAGAATGTGCAGAACTTAAAGAATCTCTCTGCAGAATCTTCACAAAAATGATATGGGAATCCTTTCTTGCCAACACGAGCCATGTCTCGCAAGTGTCTTTGACAAGCCAAGTTTACATATCTGCAAGAATCAACCTTGCCATCTACAACTGACTGAGCGTAAGCAGAAACTTTATCAGAGTATATCACGTAGCGTTTCCTTCTTTTTGGTGTGTTGTTTTGGCGGTGGATACAATTTATCTCTTAGCTTGTCCATTCGGTTTTGTAAATTTGCAAGAATGTTATATGCAGGATTGGTATAAGCTGCACCTGTCCTTGGGCTTATTAACACTTCACCCTCGTCATCAACAACTTTCCTAAACTTGTAAACAGCCACAATTGTGTGTGAGTATTCTGCAAGCCTGTCTAGTTCCTCTGGTGTGTAGTTTCTAAATTTCAGAAGTCTTCTGAATTCTATTTTCTCTTTTTGGTTTAACCAAGAAGGAGGAGTTTGTCTTGTGCTCATAATTTATTTTGTGGACAGATTCCACAGTGTGATGATTGATATTTTATTGATCTAAAACAGAAGACTTTGTTGTCTGCTTCTTCAATTCTCCTGCACTCAAATTGACCCCCACCCCCCAAAAAAGGATGCGTATTTTTTTTAACTGACTGATCGGTTTTCATAGAAGCAGGACGTAGCGATGAAAAAGACCCCCCATTTTTGGCGGTGAAAAGCCATGAGGTTGGCATATTTTTATTTTCTAAATTAGTTACGCAGTTGTGACACCAACGACACAGTGACACAATATTCTTTGGCTCGTATGCTAGTGCTGGCTCAGACCTTATGGATATTATATGGTGAGCATCTTTGGCTAGCTCTGCTTGATGAATGTTGAACGGATCAAAGCACAAAGGATTATTTTTCCTATGAGCCTTGGACAGCTTGACCCACCTAGCTTTCTTTCTTATCTCTCGAGGAGAATTTGGGCATAGCATTTTTGACATTGTGTTCGTAGAATAAACGGGTATGGTTTTTATACATTACTGCCTGCAGAGAAGACACCCCAAGCATTATAGTTTGCAGAAGTTTGACAGCATAACATTGACCTGTCAACAACTAACCTAATGTAACCTAATGTAGACACAGCCATTCGCTTTAGGCACACATCATTCGCTTCTCTCCTAACACAAAGCGATAAGCGAAGCTGTCAGCATACAAGCGACACAGACCATTCCTTATTCGCTTCATCGATTAGTTCTCTTATTTAGATATATATATATATAATATATAAAGAGAATGCTCAAAAAGAAGCGAGAAGCGAATGATAACTGGCAAATAACAATAAAACTTTGCCCATCTATGTGTGGCTAACAGTGGGATGACAGATTATATTCGCTTTATATCATCTATTTCAAGAAAAGTGCTTGACTTAACCAGATATGTGAACAGGCTAGTGTGTAAGCTTAACTCTTAGCTTAATTAAATAAAACCATAAAAACCATAACTATCATGAACACAACAATCCTCCTCCACTCTGGCAACCAAGTTAAAACTAACCAAGACAAATACGAAACAGTATTCAAAGTTGGCTCAGTAGAAGCTCGTTGCGACGAAGAACAAGTTCAACGTTCTATCTCACTTCGCCACCCACTAGCTTGGATCAATGCTTCTGGTGCTACAATCTGTGCCGACTACGAAGGCAAAGCACAAGACATGGCTAACGAACGCCAAGCATACGAAAATGCAATCGAGCTTACCGAAGGTCAGCACGTTCTTGTTGAAGGAAGAAAATACACAGTTAAGATTCTTCCTAACCACGAAGCTTACTCAGACGGCATCCAGCTCGTTCCTTTCGCAAATCACCCTTACGTAAAATAATTCTAACCATGGGGCGAAGCATCCTACACTTCAATTTCATAAAACCATAAAATCAAAATCAAAAATATCATGAGCAAAAATACTATCAAATTCATCATCGACTACAAAGGCTATGGAATGTGGTTCGACTTAATCAATACACGATCAGGAGAGCTTACAAATCTCTTGCGTGAAGAGGCAATGGACTATGTCACCGACAATCAGTTTCGCACAGACAACAATATCCAAGTAGACACATTCTTCTCAGCCAAAGCAGATGTAGCTCTTCGCTCAGTTCCTCAAAAGTTAATCTCATAAATCTAAATGGGGCGAAGCATCCTACACTTCACTTTTATAAAACCAAAAAACCAAAACCAAAAAAATATCATGAGCATTACAATCACAATCAATCGCCCAACCAACCGCAGAGTCGAGCCAGAAGAATCTCCATATGCAGAGTTGATGCACTTCGAAATCAATACAGTGTTCTGCAGTCTTTTCTTAAAAGACATGCTTGATCTAACTCCAGAGCAAATGTGCGAAGAATTATTTGCTGCCACAAATGCACCAGAGGAGTTACTTAATTATACGCAAAAATATCTTCGTGAGCTGTATACAAAAGAACTTGCAAACTGCGAGAACAAAGACATCAATTTCTTCTCAATGTCTGTTGGTGACTTCGTAGAAATACGCAGTGATGAGAATGGTTTTTCTCTCAATAGTTTCCGCTGTGATCCTGTTGGCTGGACAAAAGCAAAGTCTCCATCAACAGGTGTTCTCTACCACGAAATCAGATAACCAATTTGGGGAGAAGCATCCTACACTTCAATTTTATTATGAATCCAAAAAACAAAACCAAACTAGTCAAAACGCAGAAACAAGCTGAGAGTGCATTCGCTGTATTCGCTTGCATTCTAATCGCAACTGTTCTGCTCATTGTATCAATAATCATTGAACATCTTTGATCCGATAATCTTATTTTCACATATTGCAAAAAAAGATATTGCCTATTAATATATCACAAATCACGCTGCAAGCGACAACCATCATAACTTCATAAAATCATGAACCAGCACTTAGCAAAATACAATCGTCCTTACACTCTTTTACAAGTGTGGGCGAACTGTTACATGACTCTGTGTGTGGCTCGTGGTCTTGAAAGGAGACAGCATCTGCACAAAATGAAATACGATCTTGAGCAGAGGATTGATGAGCTTGGACTTGACATTGGAAAAGCTCCAATGGGATGGATTGATAGCACCTTATAATAAACCAAAAACTATATAACTATGATAACTGTAAAATTCTACACCCTTCTTTTTTCGATCATGATGGTCGAGTCTCACGGAAACGAAAATGCAATTGGAGACAATGGTTCAGCATTGGGCTGTATGCAAATTCACATGTGCGTTATTGATGACGTAAATAGGATCTATAAAACCAGTTACAGATCGCAAGACAGACTGGTCACAAAGAAGTCATTCGACATTGCCAAAAAGTATTTGAAATTCTGGGGTGGACAATATGAAAAGGAAACAGGCAATAAGCCTAATGCTGAAATTTATGCACGGATCTGGAATGGTGGACCAATTGGTTACAAGAAGACAGCAACCGAATCTTACTGGGTAAAAGTTCGCAAAGAAATCCTAATCAACTCACTGTCTGACGATGCATAAAGTTTACCAAGAATTGTTATCATTGCTGGAGCTATCTGACCAGCATAGGACGAGCTTAATGCACAGAGGATTTACTGCAGAAGGAATAGAACAGATTGGCTTCAAGACGATGCCTTTTAGACGCAAGGTGATTGTCGAGCAGTTGCTGGAGAAAGTCTCTGTCTCTGAGCTCGCTATGACTGCTGGATTCTATCGCAACAATGACAAGTGGGCACTGGCAGGTTGTGCAGGAATAATTATACCGATTCGTAATTTAGACAAGACCTTGGCAGGTCTTAAAATTAGAAGTGATCGACCAACCACTCCACAGTCAAAGTATCTAATGCTGAGTAGCAATCCCAAGGCTAACAAAGATGGGAATATAAATTACCCTAATGGGACAGCTGCAACAATCTGCAACCACTTTCCCACATGGGGTGCTGAAAATGCCATAGCGGACACCTTACGCATAACCGAAGGTGAATTTAAGGCAGAGATTGCTACCCAATACACAGGAGTATACACAGTTAGCATTTCTGGCGTTTCAAGCTGGCGTATGGCAATCGATGCAATCAAAGAATTGAAGCCAAAGAAAGTTCTGCTGTGCTTCGATGCAGACAAGGACAAAGCCAACCCATACATCAACAAGGATGGTGCTAGTGACCCAACAGAAGAAGATCTGTCCAAGGTTGGGGTAGCATTAGCAAAACTGTATTGTGCCATTCGAGACAACCAATTAGCAGTGCCAGTTATTGAGCATTGGCCAATGGCTGCAGGCAAAGGCATTGATGATGTAATAACAGATGGCAATGAGGACATAATAACACAGCTTACAGACACCGAAGCTGAGACCTTTTGTAACGAGATGTTAATGCCCAATCAACCAACAGGATGGGTGTATACAATTAGCACAAAGCGATTCCATCACGTTGAGTCCATGCTTGAATATGACAAGGAGCAATACAGCGATGAATATGCACACTTGGTTGAGCGTGGAACTGCAGCTAAGGATGCAATCAGCAATCCACAATTCAAAAAGTTTCCATCAATAACTTATGACCCAAGAGAACCAATTGTTTATGTAGATAAGCAAACTGAGCACGAGACTTATAATCTTTACAGACCAAGCAAGATCAAGCCATTGGCAGGAGATGTCACACCATTGACAGATCATTTTGAATACATGTTCACCAATGAAATTGAGTGCAATATCGTTTATGATTATCTGGCATACAATGTGCAGAATAAAGGACACAAAATTCTATGGATGCTAATCATCCGTGGTCACCAAGGCACAGGCAAATCATACATTGGAGACATCTTGATGAACATGCTGGGTGAGACTAACGTATCAATGCCAAGCAATGATGAGATACACGAGATCTATACTGGTTGGTTAAAGTCTTCACACCTAATTATTATTGAAGAGCTTATGGCAAGAGGCAGATTAGAATTGATGAATAAGCTGAAGCCTATAATCACGCAAAGCATTGTTCAAATTAGGGAGATGCACAAGCCAACTTATAAGATGAGGAATGTGGCAAACTTAATAGCATTCACAAATTATGACGACAGCATTATATTGGACAAAGATGACCGAAGATATTGCATGATCTATTCAGATGTTAAGCCAAAGTCATCAATGTATTATAAAAAGCTCTGGGATTGGACTCGCAATAATTATTCTGCTATCTTGCATTGGTTTCTTAATAGAGATTTGAAAAAGTTTAATCCACAAAGTCATGCTCCAATGACCCAAGGAAAAAAGATAGCTATCTCAGCTACAAAATTGCCCATTGATGAATTCATCGAGGACAGATTTGAACATGGTGATTGGCCATTCAAGTGCGACATCATAAGTGTTACCGATCTGTCTGAAGTCATTAAGAAAAGGTTTAATAAGACTGTCACAAATCATTGGCTAGGCAGGAAGCTTAAAGACCTAGGAGCAATACAGTTCCCAGCACAGATATCACTATCAACAGGCTGTGTCAAAAGACTGTGGGCATTACGCAACATAGAATCTTGGATGAAAAGCTATGAGGATGATAAGAAAAGAATCGCAACTGCATATGAGGACGGATTAGGAAATGAAGATGTAGAGCAAACAAATCAACTATTTGAGAATGAGCCATACTAACCACAAACAGACATTGCGTGGCAGTAAAATTGCTGAGCACCATGAGAGGAAAAAGTATTGGATTATCAAGCACACAAAATATGTATTTCCCTGTGACAAATTTTTAATAGAAGAAATAGAAAAAGGCTGGAGACACTTCTGGGTAAAGAGAGGCTATTCAGAATCAATCAAGACCTGCAAAGACATAAACCAAAACAACAAAAAACAATAAAATGAGTAAAGTATATTTAATGCAAGAGCCGTTGCCTAAGAGCGATGGTTGGACGCCAGATCTGAGCAGTGCTGCAGACCATGGAGCAATAAAAGCAATCTTTGATAAAGGTGACAGAGTTTATATAGACACAGATGCAGCAGTTGAAAAAGCTAGACTGCGTTTGAAAGATTTTGATCCCAAGGAAGACTTCCTGTTGTGGGTTGGATTCGCAGATCCATCCGTTCAATGGTTGGTGCCTATGGTGCTAGTCGACATGGGATTCAAAGAGATAAACTATCTGTTCTGGTCAAAAAGACCAAGCAGTGCTAATGGTGGTTATTACTACCCAATAAAAATAAAATTATGAATAACGAAAATATAGAACAAGACAAAGCATTACCCTCAGAAGACACAACTACATTGCAAAGTCTTTTAAAGAATCGCAGACAACTTTCCAATGAGATTGAAGACAAGAAGATTGTCTTGAAAGAGTTGATGAAGTATGCAGAAGAAGTAGACACACTTCACCTTCCAGAAGCTATGGCAGAGTTAGGACTTGAAAGCTTTGAAACAAGTGATGGTATAAAAGTTTCTGTTAAGAGCTTTGTTAAAGCATCAATTCCAACAGCTACATCTATCGCAAGAGAAAAGGATCAGTATCGCAGAGAGCAACTAATCGAGAAAAGAGAGATGGCATTAGCATCCCTAACTCTTGGTGGAGGAGGATCACTGATCAAGTCTAAGCTAGATGTCCAATTTGAAAAAGGTGACATTGAACGCAAAGACAGTGCTATCCGTGAGCTGCAAAGCTTAGGACTGAATGTAGAGGTGAATGATACAGTTCACACAGGACAACTTACCGCTTGGGTGAAAGAACAAATGTCACAAGGCACAGATGTGGACTTGGATGCATTTAATGTTTACACAGGCAGTATCGCAGAGTTAAAAATGGGCAGAAAAAAGCTCTAAGCTCTAAACTAATAACAATAAAGGAAAGCATAATATATGGCTAAGAAACAAATAACAAAAGCAAGTAAGAATGAACTATCAGTTACATCATTTGAAGAAGATGGTGGAGCAGGACAAGAAGAAATGGGCAAGGATGATTACATCATTCCTCGTCTTAAGATTCTGCAAGCATTAAGTGAACAGGTGCAATCTGTTGATGGTGCTAAGGCAGGAATGATTATTGACAATGCTGAAGAGAAGCTTATTGATGGTGGAGAAGGTGTGACAGTATTACCTATCACATATTCAAAGTCATATCTTGAGTGGGAGCCTCGCAAACAAGGTGGAGGATTGGTCAATGTCCACAAAGGTGATTATCCTCTTAACAATTGCAAGCGTGATGATCGTGGTCAATACATCAACAATGATGGCAACGTGATTATGCCTTGTGCAGAGTATTACATCTACGTGTTGAATGAAGATGGCTCTTACAGTCCATACGCATTATCAATGCATGGCAGTCAAATCAAGAAGTCCAAAAAGTGGAACACTATGATCAACCAGTTGAGAGTAGCACGATCAGAAGGAGAAGGATCATTCAATCCTGCAATGTTTTATCGGACATACAAGCTTACTACATCACCAGAATCAAATGACCAAGGCTCTTGGTTTGGTTGGAAGATTGCTGGCGACAACAACGTCACAGAGATTGAAAATGGAATGCAATTGTATAACGATGCAAAAGCATTCCGTGAACAGATCATTGCAGGCGATGTAAAGACTTCTGCACACGAAGGGATGCCAGAAACTAAGGCACCAGAAAGCACAGAAGAAGTTCCGTTCTAAAAGCTGAACAGATCATTGCCACACGTTAATGGGGTTGTTAGCGTGTGGCAATTTATCTCTTATAAATATCATTAACAATTCACACTATTATTAAAATGCAAAAGACAAATATATTAGGAGCAGGCATGGCAGGTCTGCTTGCTGCAAACATGATGCGGAGAAGATGCCCAACAGTTTTTGAAGCCAAAGACGAGCTTCCAGACTTGCACAAAGCTGTATTGAGATTCCGCAATCAAAGTGTTAGTGAAGCCACTGGCATACCATTCCAAAAAATTAAGGTGAACAAGTCATTGTATACACACAATGGCTACAAGGAAAAACCATCAGTTCAAGATGCAAATAATTATAGTTTAAAAGCTACTGGTGCAATTGAAGACAGGAGTGTTTGGAATCTGGATCCTTGCGTAAGGTATTTAGCACCTAACAACTTTGTTGAGCAGATGGCTAACAGCATTGAAGTGGAGTATGGAGTCACCATTGGCAAGGCTAACATTGAAGGATGCAAGCATGATGGTGATCTTACTATAAGCACATTGCCCATGCCTGTGATGATGAAGATCGTTGGCTGGAAGACAGATATAAAATTTAGAGAATGTGCCAAGCCGATCTTTGTTATTAGGTGTAAGCTGAAGAAGCCAAAGAGCAGAGTGCACCAGACAATTTACAATTCTTCTTTGTATACACATTGGTACAGAGGAAGCATTCACGGAGATGACTTGATTATAGAGTGTGATGTAGATGTTACTGAAAAATCTAGGCAAGTGGTCTACAATTTCCTCAGCACAATTTGCAGTCTAAATTCAACAGACATTGAAATAGAAGAGGAGACAGTTCACACACAGCCACTTGGGAAAATACTCAGCATTGATGAGCATGAGAGGCAGGAGTTTATTTATTACTTGACTCAGCAATACAATGTTTACTCATTAGGGAGATTCGCAACGTGGAGACCACTGCTTATGGATGCAGTAGTTGATGACGTTCGTAAGATAGAAAAGCTTTCTGGCACTAGCCATTACAACCACAACCATAAAACCAAAATAAAATGAAAGTAAAATTAATAGATTATACATATGGAGCAGTTGATAAGCTGATCTATACTAAGAGCACTAGGCTCACTCAAGGAGATGAGACTAGAGACAAGATCAAGAAGATGTCCATTGAAGAAAAGCAAGAAGAGCTTTCTTACATGGCTAACACAATTCCAAGCAGTTGGGAGTTTGTGAATTACACATTCGAGATCTCTGGAGTTAGCAGAGCATTCACTCACCAGTTTGTTAGGACTAGGACAGGCAGTTATGCCCAGCAGACAATGCGTCTTCTCAACATGGAGAAGTTTGAATATGTAACTGGTCCAACTATTGAGGACAATGTCAATTGCAAGGAAGCATACGACAAGTGCATGGACACCATACAGAAGACCTATGATGATCTTATTGACATGGGCTGTGCAGTAGAAGATGCCAGAGGAGTTCTGCCAACAAATATATGCACCAACATTATTGCTCAGTTCAACTTAAGAACGATTGCTGAGATGGGCAGATCTAGAACTGGCAAGAGGACTCAGAACGAATACAGAGATGTATTTGAAGGGATGTTTGAAGAGGTAATAAAGATTCACCCATGGGCTGAAGATTTTATTCAACCCAAAGGACAGGATCGGCTAAAGCTTTTAGAGCAACTAATCGAGACAGGTGAAAAAAGAAAGCTTTCAACTGAAGAGCGTTACTGTGGATGGAAAGCGATTGATAAAATTAGGAAGGGTGAAAAGTGAGCAAGCCAACAACAAGAATATATATAGCAAAGCACACAAATGATCTCTATGACATCACAGGTTACATGGGCAACGAGGACACCAGTTGGGTTGGTTACGACCTAGACAGAACTCTTGTTGCTTATGATGGTTGGCTAGGTGCTGACCACATAGGAGATGACCAGTCATTAGTTTGTGAACGCATGGCAAGAGATTTGCTAGACGGCAAACGAGTCAAAATATTCACAGCAAGGTGTTCAGATGAGACAGGGTTAAATTCAATCATGTCTATTGATTACATCACTGCATGGAGCTGGATCAAGTTTGGAGTCAAACTAGAGGTAACAAATGTCAAGGACACAAGGTGTGTAAAGATATATGACGACATAGCAATCAACGTAAACAAAGGAAAAATAAATGAATAATATAATAGTAACAGGATCGAATTCTGGATTAGGTGAAAGCATTTGCGAACACTTAAGGAAGGACGAGAATACAAATGTAATTAAAGCAGACAAGTGGGAAGTCGATCTGACTGACTATACATCTGTTCATGAATTCTCTTTAGATGTAAAAGTAGAAGTCCATGGCATCATAAACTGCGCAGGTGTTAATCGCATTGATTACTTGGACAAGTTTACTGAAGAAGATTGGGATTTAGTTATGGACACAAATGCGAAGTCTATATTTAATATGTCCAAGCACTTCTTGCAGAAGCTTAAAGACACAAAAGGATTCATTGTGAACATTGTCTCTAATGCTTCTCACATGCCAATGACTAACTCACTTGCCTACAATGCAAGTAAAGGTGCAGCTCACATAATGACACTCCAGCTCGCCAGAGAATTATCAAAGGCACATGGCATTACAGTGTTCGGCATTTCACCCAACAAGCTATCTGGAACTGGAATGTCTGATTACATTGACAGCAGAGTTCCTTCTGTGCGTGGCTGGACACCAGAGCAAGCAAAAGAATATCAGCTCAATGCACTTCTGGCAGGTGAAGAAACTGATCCTGACAGCTTGGCAGAGTTCTTAGCATTCCTGCTATCAACTAAACAGAGACACAAATACTTAACTGGAACAATAATCCCATACGGAGCATAATAAAATGAATAGCATAGAAGTAAGATACGGAAAAATAGATCAAGTGGCAATCTACTGCCCTAACATTGGTCTGGCAATAGAGAACCACAACACAATCCTAGGAACTAAAGAGTGGGTGCGTGATCAAGTTACTGCAACAGGAGAGTGCTTCGGCAAAGAGATTGTTGGAGGATCAATAGGAAACCTAGCATTCAATTATGAAATGGGCTATGAGTTCGAGCTGTTAAACTATCAACAAGGAGACAACTGGCATGGAGTCAGAGGAAGAGATCTGAGTAAGACATTCTTATCTCACAAAGGATTCCATGTTGAAGAAATAGACAGCGAGAAAAAGTTCTTGTATGATACTTATAAGATCAAAGTTGCACAGGAACTGTTTACAACTGATCACACAAATGAGTTCCTCAAGAACAATGGACGCAAATATCACTACTGTGTGTTTGATACTCTTGATGACCTTGGTTGGGACTTGAAGCTAATCCAACGATTGGAGAAAGATGCGTAAGAGCGTTGAAGAAATACTCAAAGAGTCTGCAGAGACTTATGTGGAAAGGAATTCAGTTTACAAAGACAACTATATGAAAGTTGGAGTAATCATGAACACTCTTTTTCCAGATGGTATAAAGCTGCAAACCAAAGAGGACTTTAATTCTTGGCACTTGTTTGAATTGCTGATTGTTAAAATCACTAGGTATGCATCTAACTTCCCAGAAGGTGGTCACCAAGATTCAATTCATGATGCAGGAGTTTACTGTGCAATGGTTGAGTATACAGATTCATTCAGAAAAAAAGACTGATGATTATATTTGATACAGAGACAACTGGACTTGTTAAGGCAATTGCCTCTGACATCAAGCATCAGCCAAAGGTAATAGAATTTGCAGCCATCAAGCTTTGTGATGAAACACTTGCAGAGCTTGATAGGTTGCACTTTTTAGTTAATCCAAGCAGACCTTTGGCACCAGAGATAATTAAAATAACAAAGATCACAGACAAGATGATTGAGGATGAAAAGAAATTTTCAGAACGCATTGGCGAACTCAAGTCATTCTTTGAAGGTGAAACCAATCTCATTGCACACAACTTGTCATTTGATAAGAGCATGATTGAAATTGAGATGAAGCGTAACCAAGTGGAAGACTTTCCAATGCCTAAGAATTTGATCTGCACCATTGAGCAAAGCTTTCACCTAAGAGGAGTTAGACTCAACCAAGGACGATTATACGAGATCGCAACTGGTGGTATGAAATTTGAAGGTGCACACAGAGCGATCAATGATGTTGAAGCACTGACAAAGTGTGCTGTGTGGATGATAGAAAATAATTACATAGATATAAAATGATAAACTTTGCAAACAGAACTCAATACTCATTCAGACTTGCAACTGGCAAGCTAGAGGATGTCTTAAAAACCAACCAAGAAGACATTGTGGGGATCTGTGACAGAGCAAGCACTTGGGGACACCTTGACTTTATCAAAGCCTGCAAGGAGCATGACAAGATCCCTCTGTTGGGAGTTGAGTTGCCAACTGTAGCCAACTGTGATGACAGAGCAAAGCAACCAATTTCATACACTCGATTTTTTGCCAAGAATCAAGAAGGACTCAGAGAGCTTTATGAGCTGACAACTTTGTCTACTGAAAAGTTTTATTATGTTCCTAGAATTGACTATTCCATATTGTCATCTGTTAGCAGTAATTTGATTGTGGTGCTTGGAGCTTATTGGGATGAAAGCTATGCGGATGATTTCATGGCGAGAGACAACTTCTATGTGGCTTTAGATACTCAGAACAATACTTGGCACAAGAATAGAATGGTAGAGCTATACAGACCAAAGCTGTTGGCATGTTCAAACAACTACTATCCTACTATTAAAGATTTGCCAGCACACCAAGTCACTATTGGCATGAACAATTACAACATGATAACTAGCCCTGCTACAATCATGAACACAGAAGACTGGATTGAATTCTTTGGTGGTGAGTTAGCTGACATACCAGACAGAACCAGAGCTGTTTTTGAAGAGTGCAGATTTGAATTCCCAGTGGCTGAGATGGTTAAGCCAGAAACATGGCAAACCCTTGCACAAATGTGCCAACAAGGTGCAATTGAATTAGGTGTGAACTTGGAGGATGAAGTCTATGCAGCAAGACTTAAACGAGAATTGGATTTGATTGAGGAAAAGAAGTTTGAAGACTACTTTTATGTCGTTGCAGATCTGATCAAGTATGCAAAGACAAAGATGTTTGTTGGTCCAGCTCGTGGCAGTTCTTGTGGTAGCTTGGTTTGCTACTTGATAGGCATCACCGATGTTGATCCAATTCCATATGACCTGTTGTTCGAACGCTTCATTGACATCAACCGAATGGACTATCCTGATATTGATATTGACTTTGAAGACACCAAGAGAGAAATGGTTTACAAATATCTCTGCAAGAAGTATGGCTCTGATTGTGTGAGTAAGCTAGGAACTATAAGTGTGTTCAAAGCCAAGTCAGCAATCACAGATGTGAGCAAAGCTTTGAGCATCCCTATGTGGGAGGTTTCTGACCTTAAAGAAGCCATCATTGAAAGGTCTGGTGGTGACTCTCGAGCTGCATTCTGCTTGCTTGATACTTTTCAACAACTTGATGTGGGCAAAGAAACTCTTAATAAGTATCCAGAACTCAAGGTGGTAGCGGATATTGAGCACCACGCAAGACACACAGGTGTTCATGCTGCAGGAATCATTGTCACTGCCAAGCCAACAAATCTTTACTGTGCGGTTGATGAAAAGAGTGGTTGTGCTATGATTGACAAGCACAATTCAGAAGCCATAGGAATGCTGAAGATTGATGTTTTGGGGCTGAGGACTCTGAGCGTTCTACAAGATGTCTTAGACCAAGTAGGAATGACAAGGGATCAGATAAAGAATTGGAAGCTAGATGATAAGGAAGCATTCAGCATTATCAATAAGAAGTATTTTGCAGGCATCTTCCAATTTGAAGGAACTGCTCTTCAGAACATCTGCCAGCAGATAGAAGTGGAATCATTTGAGGACATTACTGCCATCACAGCTTTGGGCAGACCTGGACCACTGATCTCTGGAGGCACAACAGAATACATTAAACGCAAGAATGGTGCTCCAGCAAATCCAATGCACCCTCTTGTAAAAGAATACACAGACAAAACTTATGGGATCATTGTTTATCAAGAGCAAGTCATGCAAGTGGCACGAAGTGTAGGAAAATTAAGCTGGGGTGATGTAAGCAAATTGCGTAAAGCAATGAGCAAGAGTTTAGGCAAAGAATTCTTCGACAACTTCTATGAAAAGTTTGAATTGGGTGCAATTGAAAATGGACTGGACAAAGACACATCAAGAATGATATGGGACAAGATTAATACAATGGGATCTTGGGCATTCAATCGATCGCATGCAGTTGCTTATGGACTGATCTCTTATTGGTGCATGGTTTTAAAAGCACACTACCCACTTGAGTTTGCTGCAGCATGTTTGCGTAATGCAAAAGATGAAGACCAGAGCATAAGAATATTAAGAGAGTTGAGCAAAGAAGGATATAATTACAAGCCGTATGATGCTGACAAAAGTTTATCCAACTGGTCTGTCCAAGATGGAAATCTTGTTGGTGGTCTTATAGGAATAAAAGGTGTTGGTGAAAAGATGGCGAGAAGCATAATGGATAAACGTAGCACTGGAGAGCCAATGAGCAAAAGACAAACAACTCTGCTTACTTCTGGAACAACTCCTTGGGATTCAATCTGGGAATGCAAAGAACTTTGGGGACACATAAAAGCAGAGCCACACAAATATAATATCACATCTAAGATAACAGAGATTGCAGACATAACAATTACTAACTCAGGAGAATTTGTAGTCATAGGAAAGTTGATGGATAAGAATTTGCGTGATCACAATGAGCCAGTATTGCTAGAGCGAAGAGGAGGAAAAGTTATGCATGGTCAGACATTGTTCTTCGGCATGTCATTGCAAGACGACACAGGAAATAGTTTAGCCTCAATAGACAGACACAAGTATATGACTCTTGCCAAGCCAATAGTTGAGACAGGAAAAACAGGAGATTGGTATCTTGTAAAAGCCAGCAAAAAAGAAGGTTGGACTCAATTATTTGTGAATAAAATTTTGAAGCTGACTGACAATGATCGCTTCAAGTGTGTTTAGCATTGGGATAGATGGTCATAAAAGTATTTTCATTACTTTTGCATATTTACTTGACTTGTCCAGATCTCTGTGCAAACTAGAGGACAAGCTTAACTCTAAGCTAAATTAAATAAAACCATAAAAATACTAAATATCATGAACATTCAATCCTACAACGAGCAACAAGCCACCTACCGCCAGATCAAGCAAGTCATCAAGCAACTAGCAATCGAGCAAAACAAAATCATCAACACTCCTTCTGTAGTTGGAACTTCTGAAGACAACAGACTGCGAACTGCTTACTGCTTACTCGACGAACAGATTGAGACTCTTTGCAAAGCTCGCAAGCTTCTTAAAGACAATAGCTAATTTATAAAATCATAAAATCATAACTAAAAATACAATGAATACAAAGCACACAATCGTAACAACTCAATACCGCGAAAACTACGGAGCACACAACTGGGATGGCGAAGGCGAATGCCCAGAATACTGGAAGAACAAAGGTGGTGACACATACATCGTCCTTAGCAACTGCGACGACAATGACATCAGACAACTGTTCACACACAGCAGTGATTACTCACAAACAAGTATCGGTGGATATCTAAAAGTTGACACACTAGAAGATGCCAATGAGAAATATTTCGAGCCATGGGAAAATGTAGTGACTATTGGCAAGAATCCAGACGGCACATTCACAAAGACCTCTACCAGCAACTCAGACAATCAAGGTCTACGCAGAGGTCTGACTGTTTACACTTACACCCATGTTTATGCAAACGCAAAAGACCACATGACTGGCGAGCCAATTGACTACAAAGTCTTCTATCAGTTCGACAATGATATGCAAGCCAACTCAGAAGAGGAAGCCAGAGCAGTGTTCGAGACGCAATATAGTTAATCTCTTATGGGGTGCAGCATCCTACACTGCCTTTTATCAAATCAAAAATAAACAATAATAATACTTGCCCAGTCCAGATATACGTGCAAGCTAGGAACCATAACATTCAGTTATACTAATAAAACCATAACAAATACAATAAATACAATGAATATAAATACATCCAATCCTGTTAACAAAACTCTCAACCTTTCTATATGTGGAGAGAACGAAGTTGACTTCGACGTAATCAAAAATGTAGCAACTCCAGAGGCTAGTAATCGCTGGCATCCAATTGCTCATGATTGCCTTGTTGAAAACTTCCGTGAGTCTGTAAAAAACTCAGACCTGCAGATCGTTAATGAGCACCATGCTCTTGCTCGTGAAGACAATCACTACTTCGGAATGTTCCAAGTGCGTGGTAACAATCTTAGCCGCAAGCATGACTCTGAAGTTGGCACAGTGATGTGCTTACGTAATTCACACGACAAAGCGTTTCGTGCAGGCATTGCTGCTGGTGATGCTCCATTCGTTTGCAGCAATCTGATCTTTGACAATGAGATTGTTTTAGGTCGACGCCACACAACTAATATCCTGCGTGACCTTCCTACAATCATGAGCCAAGCAATTGGGCTCCTCAAAGACACTTGGCAGACTACTGACAATCGCATCACAGCTTACAAGGCTCTTGATCTTGATGACAAGACTGCTCATGACTTGATTGTCAGATCATTCCGTGCAGGTGCTTGCACCAAGTCTCAAATGGCTGATGTGATTACCCAATGGCACAATCCAGAGCACGAAGAGTTTGGCAGTCGTGACCTATGGTCGCTACAGAATGCATTCACCAATGTATATCGTGGAGGCACACTTCGCCTTCCTCGTCGCTCGCAATCCCTCCTAAGTGTCCTAGATGGCCACACAGAAACAATTGCAGCATAGCTACCAATCAATAAGCAACTGGTCACCTAGGGACATCCTAGGTGGCTTTCGCTGTATATAAATATTGTGCAGATAACACCATACAAAAATAACAATTTGCTTCTGATTGCTGACATTTCAGATCCAGATGTATTCATTGCTATGGGAAAGTTCCCTGCCCACACAAGATGGATCGGCAGAAGTCTTGCTGTCAAAATAACTCGTCTCAATGTTCAGCATGCAATTAATAATTGGCCAGAGGCAGAGTGGCTAGGAGGCAGTGCAGAGACATTGAAATCTCATGAGCACATGCTTGGCATATCTGAGGACATGAGGACAATCAAAAACTCTGGAGCTGTCATCCCAGATGATTCAGATTATCAGTATGCTCGCCAGCCAATGGATCACCAACGCAAAGCATTTGCATTGAGTCGAGACAGAGCGGTGTTCGCATTGCTAATGCAGCAAGGCACAGGCAAGACAAAGGTCACAATTGACAGTGCTTGTTACTTAGCGAACAAAGGACAGATTGATGGGATGATTATTGTCGCTTGGCCAAACGGAGTTCACCGCAATTGGATTGAGTATGAGTTGCCTGTAGACATGAGTATTCCTTATGATGCTGTCACTTGGACTCCTCAGCACAAGACAAAGAGAAAGCGTGAGGAGCTTGAACGTGTGCGAACAAGTGACAAGTTTAGAGTGATTGCATTTAATGCAGAAGCATTCACCAGTGATGCAGCTCGCAAGTGGATGGAGCTATACTTGAACAGTGGCAAATATATGCTGGTCGTTGATCAGTCTGCGAGCATCAAGAATCCACAAGCAAATCGCACCAAGTATTTGACCAAGGTTTCCAAGCTCGCTCCATACAGGAGAATCTTAGATGGACAGCCAGTCGCAGAAGGTGCTGGAGAGCTTTACAGCCAATTCAAGTTCTTGGACTCTTGGATCATTGGACACAATACATGGACAGGATTTAAAAGTGAGTTCTGCCAGATTGGATACTTCAATGAAATTGTTGGCTACAGGAACTTGGAAACTTTACACAAGCGAATAGATGGGCATTGCTATCGTGTGTTGGCAGATGATTGCCTAGACCTGCCAGACAGGATTTACAAGATGTGGCATTTTGATTTGTCGAATGAAGAGAGGAAAGTATTTGATCAATTGAAAGTCCAAGACTTTGCATTCTTTGAAAAAGAGTCTGATGAAGAGTCTGATGAAGAGTCTATGCCAGCAACCATGGAGGAGACATTAGCCATGGTCAAGAACATGAGGCTACAGCAAATAAGTTCTGGGTGGTTTAAGAACGAAGATGAGCTGTTGAAAATCAACAAGGAATCTCCTAGCAGAATGGAAGCACTCAAAGCATTGATTGAACAGAATGCAGGACAGAAGCATTTAATCTTTGCAAGATTCAGAGCAGACTTAGAATTGATACAAGAAGTGCTTGGAGACAAAGCAGTAAGTTTCCATGGAGGAATAGACCAAGACGATAGAGATGAAGCAAAGCGAAAGTTTATGAATGATGACAGCGTGCTTTACTTTATTGGACAGCCACAGACAGCAGGCATTGGTCATACTCTTACTGCCGCACAGCATGTTGTTTTTTATGCCAATGATCCGTCTTTGCGTTTGCGTGAAGAATGTGAAAAGCGTGCTCACAGAAAAGGTCTCAAACATAAACTTCACATTTGGGATTTGGTTGCTGGCAACACCCAAGATTCTAAAATCATAAAATCTCTGAGAGAAAAGAAACTCTTGTCAGAGCAAATCCTACAAGACCCCAAATCATTTTTTATGTCTTATGAATGAAATAACATTTAGCAAGAAAGTTCAATCCATCCAAGGATTTAGCATGGTCAGTTTAGAGAGACTGCCCATTCAAGGTTGCCCAGACCTTTTATTATTTAGTCACAAAATTCCTAGCATGAGCATGATGGTAGAATTGAAAACAGTGGACTCAATAAATTGCAAGATAAGATATGAAAAAGCACAGCCATCAGCCATACATGATTTAAATAAAGTTGGAACAGTTGTCGGCACTTTAGTTTACATTGTCAGCGAAGATTTAATGGTGTGGGTGTATCCAGAACACACAGTAGAAATTCACAGAAGCAAATCCAAGATTGTGACTGCTCTTTTAAATAAACAAGCAGATGTCATTTGTGGAATGCAAGATGTTCAATGGAAGGAAACTCTTCAAGGATTCTTAGAATCCCTTATTAATAGACGCATGTATTTAAACAACTTAAACTAGCCATGATTGAGACATTAAAATTAATTATTTTTATCAGCATTGCTCTGACAAATATCTGGATTGGGCTTCTTGCCTGCTATATAGCTGGGATTGTGGTCGAAATAAGAGACCAAAAAAAAGATCAATAAAGTGCGTTTATGTGCTTGCCTTGTTCAAATCTCTGTGCAAACTAGAGGGCAAGCTTAAGTCTAAGCTAAATTAAAAATCATAAAAACCATAACCAATACCAATCATGTTAGACCTACAAAAATTAAATCAATTCTGTGACTCCGAAGCTGAACAAGTAAAAGACTGGATGAGCGATTCACAAGAAGTCTTGAGTGACTCTGACCTAGCTTACTTCTCAGAGCGAGTGGTTGATAATCTTGGCTATGTAAAAGACAATGTAGAATACTATTCTGTTCTTGAGCTAGTTAAGGAAAAGCTACATTGCAGACTTTCTGCTCAACTCTAATAACAACCAACCATAAAATCATAACTATGAAAAACAAACTTCAAGTATCCACCAAAACAACTAGCAGAAAACTTTCTGACTATGCCCACACTCGTTTTAACGAGATGGTAGAAAATTCAATTGACTGCTTTGGCGAAGAGTTCCGTGACAGGTATCAAGCATTTGTTGATCAGCTAACAGATCGCAAGATCAATGACAAAGAGTTAATGGTTGACGATGACATCCTCAAAAACTTTATCTGCGATTGCGATTCACGAGCTTGCCTCGACTACAGAGAAGGTCATTGTGAAGATGATCCTGATGCTGTCGCAGGAGGCAGGTGGCTCGATAAACTTTACTGGAAACTTGCCGCTGTGCACCCACAGTGGAAGTGCAACCAACCATAACAACCAACCATAATATCATAACCATGAAACTAATAAATGCAAAAATAGTAAGAATGCTCTCTAAAGGATATGCCAAGCAGATCCACGGAGACCATTATCAAGTATCCCTAGGATATGTTCAACAGATCAATGAGCTTGTCGAGGCAGTAATCAGATCAAGCGTTGCTAAGCAAGATGGCTTGGCAGGAACATTGCGACCTACTGAGTGGGGCAACAAATGCCTCGTTGATGCCGACAAACAACTGGAGGAATATAAATATGAACAGCTCTAAAGAAGTTGCAGCAATGCTAAAAAAGTGGACACAGTCAAATGAGTTCAGAGAGTTCAATGACCACATGGTTGACAGAACTATTATAGCACTTGAAAAGAGTGACTTTGAATTTGGTGACTTGACTGAAAGAAAAGAGATCATTGTTGATGACTTTGTTGAAGATGAATCAGAGGAGGAGTCTTCAGAAGAGAAGACCTTTGTTCAGCCTGAATCACGAGCCACAGACAACTGGCTGTCCTTCTAAAGATCCAGATCAACTTTCAAATGACCCTGCCAGAGATGGTGGGGTTGTTTTGTTTAAGATCTATCTCCAGTTAGAAGGTTTGATTGTATATGAAATCGGATAAGGTTGTGTTCCAGTAGTGCTGTAAACGCTTGTGCCAGTATCTGTGCCATAGTAAACATTACCACTGGTTGGACTAGAGCCATTCTGAATCCCTGAAACTATGCTGTTGCTAAATCCAGATTGTGCTATGTAAGCTTCATACTGATAAGACCGAGAGTTAGAGTGTAGCAATTTTGCTAGCGTACCTTGCCAAGCTTGACCTTGGTTGTATACCCCACTGCCCCAACTCCAGCCAGTGCCATTAGTGAAGTAGTTACTCCAACTGTTCCAAGCACCTGGACCATTAGTTGTTCTGTATCTATATCTCATATAGAGTGTCGCACTGCTACCAAATACCAAGCACACTAAATAAGCTACACTGCTGTTTTGATATTCGTACACTCCCATCATCAGTGGAGGAATGCATTGATTAGGAACTTGTCGTGGATTGGAGTCTAGGTATCCTGCCTTAGTTGCATAAGCTCTATACTCTGATGGAGTCCAGCTTGTGGTGAGCAGAGTAGTGTCTGTATAATAAGTTCCTGCAGCAGTGTTGCTTTTCAAAAGAGAATAAGTAGATCCTCCATTCCTTGTGTTGTAAAGATTTGTGCCCCCAAGAGTAGGAACTGCAAACTGAACATAAGGATGAGAGTCGCTCTGACTAGAGCCAGAGTAAAAAGTAAATCTGTGCAAAGGTGAAGGCACAAGATTTGTTGGAGCATTGTATGTGTACTCGTAAGTCACAACTTCAGAAGTAAGAGATCCTGAGTTCTGAAATGATTTCAGCTTCAAACTGATTGTTGCACCACTGATGTTAATTGTGCCTCCATTTGCTACTGAAGAATCTGCTTCATCAGGCTCACTCCCATCAGTTGAGTAACGACAGGTGACTCCAGATTCATTGTGACTAACTGTTACAGTGAATCCAACTGTATATGATCTAGTTCCTGGAGATGCAGTAGGAGATCCAAGCCTTGCCAATGACCAAGCAAGCACAGAGTTTGAAACTGATGGAGCTGTGCCAACCTCTGTTTCCTCTGTTGAAGCATCCCAATCATATACACTGCTTTTGGTTTCAAATAGTTCCATGCTTATGTATGGCTCAAGACCATTTGCAATTGACATGCTTTGAACTTCGTAAACACCCCCATCAATTTCTGTCTTCTCAGATGTTATGCTGATAACATCTCCTGCCCTAATGTTAAGATCTGCAAGACTTGTTTGCAAGGAAAGTTTTCTTGAACACCTAGTTCTCTTAACCTTTATCTTAGAAATGCGTTGGCAAGCTGAAGCAGACTTTGTAAAAGGCAAAGGAAGATCTATGAATCTTGATACCCCATCTTCAGTTAGATCAGCAGAATCTTGATATGGTGGAAACTCATCTTCCTTCCACTCTAAATCTTGTGATGTGTGAATGCCTCTTGCTCCATTGTATGAACTTCGGACTGAGTTGCTAGTCAAGTTTAGTGGAGCTGTCATTTCATCTTCAGTTATAACAAAAGATGATAGTGCATATGTCCCTGCATAGACAGCGAACTCTCCTCCAAGGTAACTAACCTTCCCTGCCATACATGCTAAAAGTAATTTTAAGTTGTCTCCAATTTTTGAATCTGTAGACAAGAATCCATTGATCCTGTATCTCTTCTCTTGAGTTCCATCTTTTTTATCAACAAGCAAATCACAATCATTTGCAGCGACTGTAATTAGTGTATCATCAACTCTTGCCGACCCACTGCTGAATCCATACACAGTATTCAACAAATAGTCTCTAGCTGCAAGTGCAGGATTGTCATTAAAATATTCTCCACCAGTCCTAGGATCATAAAGCTTTTTTCCTTCAATTAATGCAGAGATCTTTGGAGCACTTGAGCCGAACAGATCCTCACTGTAAAGAATTCTTAAATAGCAATAACAGATTCCTTTAAGTTGATGATCCGAAGTCCAAACACTTGTACCAACTTCTGTGGCGAGCTGAGACACATAAGCCTGCGTAGATGTCCCAAGCCTTTCTTGGTAAGCAACTATGTTCGAAAATTCTCCTGACACTGATCCAGAAGAAAGCAAAGGTCTGTCATCTAAATAAACTTGCTGGATCGATTCACACTCATGCCCTGCAAATGCAACCACAAGATTTAAATACCTAGATCCTGATCCACTTGTTGCCATGAAGACAACTGATCCTTCAACCTTAGCAGTTCCATATATAATTTTTTTAGTGTATGGCTCGTCTGGAGTCTCATTCCTACTTAAAAATAATCCTGCTTGTGCAGTGCTTGCGAACTCTAATCCTTTGTCACCTGCATGTAGATTTAGCTGAGACTGGTGAGTATACCTTGCCACCTTTTCATTTTGCAGATCAACTAATTTTGATTCAGCTTTAACCTGCCATGTGTCACTCTCTCCATCTTCAACAAACTCAACTTCAGACATCAGACCTGAGAACAATTTGTATACATTTGCGTCTGGCATAGTTCCATCTGCAGCCTCAAATCCAATATACATATCAACCTCTCTGTTTCGATAGTTGTATACATCTGAAAGGTTAATTGGCAACTCAGTAGATCCAGACAAACTGAAAGTGACTGAATCAGCAGAAAGCTCAATGGACTCTGTTACTGTTGGAAATTCTAGAGTATAGCTTGCAGCCTCATAAGTGTCTCCATAGTAAGAGTGAGAATGATTGCCTGTGCACTCTTTTAAGCTCCAGCCAACGAAATCAAAACAAACCATGTAAACAGGTCTGCATGTAGGCTCTGCTAATTTCGCTTGGATTTCTGTGCTTAAGTTTCTTGACATTATATTAGAACTTCTTCTGCAACTAATGAAATGCCTGTGGTCTTAGCAAGATTGACATCCCATCTAAATCCCTCAGCCAATCTGAACATCCCTTTAGGATTGCCATAATTCAGAGTAGTAGTTTCAAGCACAATTCCAGCTCGTGGCTTTGGCCAAAGTTCATAGGTCTCTGTAGCTATCGATGTCCTTGCTGTAACTCTATAAAGACCTGTTCCTATTTGAACCCAATCTCCTGCAGTAAGACCCCCACCGCTTAAAACTGTATTCAAAGTAACCTCATATCCTGACACTGCACTGATAATAGCAGAACCAGTACCACCCACATTTCCTTGTGGAGTGTCTTCGGTTGGGATGAAATTAAAATACCCTTCCTTGCCATTCAACCTTAGCAACATGGCTGTCCACTCAGCAGTCTTAGCCTCTTGCATTTGTGGAAGATCAAAAGACACTCTCCACCATTGACCGCTGTGTGCATAAGCTTTCTGCTTTCCTGTCAGTGGAGATCGAGAATATGAAACACGACTGACTTGCTCCCAATCAACATTTTTTGGGCTAGGATCTGTTGGTAAATTTAATGGGTATGTTGGCATTAGGAAATTGATTTATAAGTTAGTCCTCCTCTGAGGTAATCATCACTGACTGCATCCACTGCTATCTTAGCAATGTGACCTTTCATATTCTTTAGCATTGCAACTGTGCTCATGTCTGTGCCTGCAGCAAAGTTCATTGTTATGTTTTGACCTCCTGACATTTCATTATTGGAAGTGATGTGACCAGACCTACTTGGGCTAAATAATTCTGGACCATTCTCTCCAACAATGTAACTTGAACCTCCTGAGACTGGACCACCTTCTGCTCTGAATCCACCGAACATTGATGTTGCCATACCTGCAGCTGAGTTTGAAACAAAGGAAGTAACCTTGCTTGATACTGTTTGGAACCAACTCCAAAGACTATTAAGCTTTCTGCTCAAAGAATCAATGGCACTAATCATGGAGTATTTTATGAAATCAAAAGTTTTTCTCAGTGCAGCAGGAAACCCATCTGCAAAAAAGTCTTTAACTTTTATCCAAATATTATAAAATTCTTCTCCAAGATACTCTCCCAGCTCAATGCAATCCTGCAAGAGCAGGGCAAATCCTGCAGCGAGTGCTGCGACTCCTATGACAATTCCTCCATAAGCAGCAATCAGAGATCCAATTGCTGTAACCAAGCTTGCAACTGCAGGAAGTGCAAGTGCTATAATACTAATGAATGTTCCCAAGGCTACAAGCACTGGACCAACAACAGCGACTATGCCGACCCACATCAGTATATTCGCTTGAAGCTTTGGATCTAGAAGAGAAAACTTTTCTGCCAAGGTAGCTACAAAATCAAGAAGCTTTTCAAAGTGTGGAGCTAATATCTCTCCAATGATCAAAGCAACTGCTTCGATTCTTGATCCGAAAATTTTCATTGCAGTAAATGTATCGCCACTCATTATTTGCACCATTCTTTCAAGAGCACCATTTGAACCTTCCAGTCCTTCCTGAAGAGTCTTCACATGTTCAGCTTGCGTTGCAAGAACTGTGCCAGTCAATGATCCTCTTGCTTGAAACAAATCTTGTGCAGTGACCAGTTTGTTTGTAGACTCTGCAATCATGTTCATTGCTTCTGAAAAGGTCATTCCTTTTTTGGCTAACTTTAAAAGGATATTTCTTAAAGATGTGCCAGCAGTAGAAGCATCCACACTATTGTTCGCAAGGATTCCTATCATTGCAACTGTCTCTTCAAAGCTCAGTCCAAACTCTTTTGCGAGTGGTGCAATTGTCCGCATGCTAACATCAAACTTGTCAATGTCTAGAGCAGAGCTTGAGAATGCCTTTGCCATAACATCTGTAATTCTTCCAACCTCTTGAGTGTCTACCCCGAATCCTCGCATTGTTCCTGCAACAACTCTTGCAGCTTCTCCAAGCTCTGAATCAGTAGCTTGTGCAAGACCTAATATTGATTCAGTTGAATTCAGAATCTCATTAGGAGTAAAACCCAACTTTGACAAGTTCAACTGCAGTCCAGCAACTTCACGAGATGTAAAGATTGTAGATGCACCCAACGCTTTTGCAGAATCTGTAAGCTTGTTAAAATCACTCTCAGTAGCTCCACTGACAGCTTTGACCTTGTTCATCTCATGCTCAAAGTCTGAGAACACTTTCAGCGATACAGCACCAACAGCAATAGCTGGAGCTGTTATAGATCTTGTCATTGCCGACCCAACACTCTTCATGCCTGCACCCAAGCTCTTCAACTTGGCACTGACTCTCTTAATGTCCTTGTCAAGTTGCTTTGTGTCCAAGGACACTGTGCCAAATAGAGCTCCGATTTTAACAGCCATTTTATTTTACATGTTGCATGAATTGCTTAACTTTCTTAACCACCTCTTCTTTTGTTTTTGGTTTTTTATCTGGCATAAAATCATCGATACTGTAAGGAGACTTTTTCTTCTTAGAGTCTCTGTTGCAATTTGCAATTACTGAACACAACAGAGCAAATCTGCTGTCCTCTTTTTCTTGCTGAAGTTCCCAGACATGGTGCAGTTCTGCTATGTCTGCATTGGACAGACTCTCCCACTCTTGTCTTGACAGACCATAGAGGATTCGAGCTCTGGCTGCTGCACTCAGCCATCTGTTTTTCCCAATGTTTCTTCAGCGAAGCCAGATTCACTCAAAGCATCTTTTATTGATTCTGCTATTTTATTCAGACTTCCGAAGTCATCTGCATGCTCAATTGGATCACCTTCCAATCCAAGAGCACAACAAACAAATTGAATTGATTGAGAGATTGGAGCTTTTTCAAAATCTTGAAAACTGCCTCCACTCAGCTCGAACTTCATCATTGTTTTGTTTGTGATAATTAAATCAACATCTTTACCTTTGTGTGTAATCTTAGCCATGTGTTTTTGAGTTTATGTTTATTGCTTTATGCGTAAGTGATACCACCACTTACCTTAAGAGTAATTGTTGCAGTCATGCGATCATCCATAGGAGATGTTGCTTCAAATCCTGTAACAATAGCTGCAAATGTTTCTGTAGTATCTGCAGAGTCTGAGTATGTGATTTTGAAGTTAGTAGGAGCATCATTTGCTGCAAGTGCTGCATCTCTAAGAAACACGTGCCCAGTGTCAGCGACACCATAGTTTACTTCCATAGAAGCTTCACCTGTGTCAACGAGACCGCCCACAAATGTGCGGATGCCAGCTGTGCTTGCGTGGTGCGTTGTTTCAATTGTGTCTTTAGAGAATGATGGTGGTGTCACATCAGTGATTTCACCTACTGTTGTATAAGATCCTCCAGTTTCATAAGCCAGTTGTATTCCGAATCCTTGTGTTGCCATAATATTATTTTATTTTATTGTTAATGATATTCAGAGTATGTGTATCTGAATGTAAATTCAACTACCCTTCCGTAGTCAGTTATTGTTGTTTCATTGTCATCAGTAGACAACAAATTTCTTAGCTTTGCATAATTGATAGTAAAGCCACCCCCAATGTCATAGGTGTTGCCTTCATAGAATCCAATCAGCTCTTCAACTTGAGATAAAACATCTGCAACCTTGGTTGAGTAAATGCTGTATTGTATATTGCACTCTCCAACATTTGAAACTCCTCCATGAGACAATACATGGTCATCGTAAATTATTTGGAACGTAGCATAGTTTGGATCTTTAGAGCATGAAAAATTTTCAGGACTGTAAATGACTGAATTGACTTCCTGCTGAAAAAAGGAAGATGCTTGAAATCTGCAAAGCTGTGAATAGAAATCTTTCATCTAACCAATCTTCCTAACTGTATTTGCTTCTGTTCTAAAAATGCTTATCATCTTGGCTATGACGGCTCTCCTTGCTGCAATAGCTGAAGCATCATATGATGTCCTCATGAATGGTCTTGCTGTCTCTCCTCGCTTGCCAAACTCAACAAGGTGTGCATAACGAACTGCATTTTTAATTTTGCCAGAGCCTGTTGTTACTTTCTTATTCCTAACACCGAAAATAGAAGTGGCATAAACTCTTTTTGACTTAACCTTTTGACCAATGGCTTTCTTCAGAGTTCCTGTATCAACTGGCACTGCTGGTCGTGTTGCTTTAATGATGACAGAGGATCCTGCACGAACTGCTGCAGCAGGTGCTCTTAAAGCTTTCTTTGTCCCAAGCTTTCTTAGCCTATTGATCATATCATCCATAGTCTTTTTCTTTAGCTCTGTTTTCACAATCATCTAGTTCACCTGTGCCTTTCCAAATATCACAAGCCTGTCATTCCTGCCTTTTTCCTCAATAGCATAAGCATGATAATCAACAGACTCATAATTCAGAACACAGTTTACTCCGAAGTGTCCAGAGGCTAGCAGTTCCTTGTCATAGCGAACTTCAAATGTCAGCTTCTTGTAAGCAGTCCTTTTCCCATCTTTTGTTTCTTCATATCCTGCATCGCCTGAGATTGCAGAAACATTTGACCAAACAGACTTGTCAGTTCCATAGCTGATGATGCACTCTCCATATTCCCCTTCTGTCTTTGTAGGAATCTGGATTTTTATAAAATCATCTAATCTGGAAATGTAATCAGGCATATAAAACAACTACTCTTCTATCTCACCTTGTCTATAATTAAAGATAGCCAATTCAAGATACTGTTAGCTTTGACTTTTACCTTAGTGATAAATTTGTCTTTTGTTTTGCAAATGCAGCACTTCATAATCTTATTTGATTTGAGATGAACCAAAGTAGAATCCTACAATGGCTAAGGCAGTCTGCCTAATTTCTGGAAGTATAACAAAGCCTTGTATGGTGTCCCACTTAACAGCTTTAAATAGACCTAAGAAGCCATTTGTTTCTCTGGCTACACTCACTCCCACATCTGTCCAAGCAAAGACAAATGGGGCTATTACAATGGCAAATACAGTGGACACTACTAAGAATCTGCGAACCAGCACCCCACCATCACGTTTTGCTGCAGCATCAGCCGAAGCATCTGCAGCTTTCTGAGATCCGATCATGCGTTCAAACTGACGAGCTTGGCTCTCCATCTGTGTGCCGATAAGCTTCATGACAAAGCCACTGATCCCTCCTCCAAGCATTGCTAGTAGTTCTGGTGTCATTTTCTCTTTCTGAGCTCTTTGATTACTTTGATTGCAGATGCAGTCATATAGATAAAGGTTGCAAGCCCAACCACTAGCCCAAGCAATTCATTAAGTGGAGTTAGTTCAACAGTCGCTAGAGTTCCGCCTGTTCCGATAATTGATTTGTATATAATATCTTCCATTAGACTAAATTGACCCAAGCTCCGTTCTCGTATCCTTGAAATTTGTTGAGTGTGCTGTTGTAAAT